GAGATGAATCCTCAAGGTAGTCAATATCGCTTTTGTAATGGCTTAGTAGTCCCTCAACTCTGTCAGGGTGCTTTTCAAAAAAGAAATCGTGATTACCTGCAACACAGACCTTGGTTTCATAAGAACCTAATCCGTAAAACCAATCCATCCATTCTTCAACTTCATACTGACTGCCCATTGAAGTCATGTCTCCTGCAAACAAAAGTAGATCTCCTCCTGGTAGTTGTGAGGTGATGTTGTGTTGCTTGTTATGCGTGTCTGATATAAGTGTAATTATCATATTTAATATAAATATACGAAAAAAGGCTCACCGAAGCAAGCCTTTCTCTAACTTTATTTTACATATGGGACCACCATGCAGTTTATTTTAAAACTGCAAAATTTAAATCTGAGATTATTTTTGCTGCTATCTTCTTATGACCAGATGCTGTCATGTGGCATAAAAAATCTCCACAATCTGTTCTTGAGATACAGTGTGTTTTTATTACTTCAGCACCGTGAATTGAATCAATCAGTAGTTGTTGAAATCTAGCATAACGCTGTGGATATTCTCTATATGCTTTTCTACTTCCAACCTTAACACAGGTCAGTGGGTCAAACCCCGTAACTACTACTGCCTTAACGTTGTGTATCTTACATAAATCAACTATACGTTGAATGTTCCTAACTGCTTTTATAGGTGCTCTGTTACCTGCCATGTCATTTGCTCCGCCGTAAATAAAACAATAATCAAATCCTGAGTTTATGTTTTGTTTAGCTGTTTCTAGCATCCATGTGGTTTGTTTACCCCCAACGGCTGTGTTTAGGTAACTCATGCCTGTTTTTGTAGCTACCTGATGCTGCCATCCAAAATCAAAAGCTGTATGTGAATCTCCTATGAATAAGGCTTTTTTACCTTTTACACTGTGGATAGTATCTTGTGGTTTAGTAATATCTACAACTGTGCTTTGTTTTAATGTTGTAGTCCCCTGAACTGCTGGGGTGGTTTGTAGTATTAACCAGCTAAACCCTAAACTCAAAACGATTAATATTAAACTGTCTCTTAGTTTCATTATTTTGTTCTTACTACTTTTTGACTTTTACCGTTACTGTATCGAATAATGTATACTTTTTCTGGTTCCATATAATCAACTTGTCTACCAAGTAGATCATAATAACCTACTACTTTTAAATCTTCAGCCTTAACAATATTCTTAATCCCACTGGTATTACAATCGATAGTAACTTTACTCATCAGGAATGTATCTTGGTAGTTACACCAGTTAAATACTTGATTAATAACTAAGTAACGACCTTCTTCAGGGTATGTGTAGTTAAATAATCTACTTTCATGAATTGTATCTAAATCACTGTCTGGAAAGTCATACAAAGTATATAGTTGATTTGTAGTAATTGAATCCCATTCACCTTTAGTGAAGCTGTTGAAAAACTTACCGCTGTAAATATAATAGTAGTAGCTATAACAAGTGTCTCCTTTAACTAAAGTAGCAGGTGATATTTCATAATAAAAATTCTTACATGATTTTTTCGTTTTACTAAAACCAATTTTATCAAAGTATTGAATGTCGATTTGTCTATACATTGTTGTATCACATTTTTTACAAGTGTTCCAAACTTTAACATACAACTTATACTTACCTTTAGCATTAAATGTAACATCAGTGTATCCTCTAAAGTCTTCTAATGTATCGACTTTCTTAGTTTGAAAATCATAAACCATAAACATCCAATTCACACAACTATCATCTCCTAATCCATCCCCTGATAGTTTAAAACGATAATAATTTCTGTTGTTTGATTGAGAAAGGCTTAAATAACTCCAATTGCATTTTGCGTAACTGGTCGTTACTGATATCATCAGCATTAGACCTAATATAAATTTTTTCATTTTAAGTTTCTTGTTTCAATTGTTAACATTTTAATTTTAGATGTTTGAAAGTTCATATAAACATAAACAACAGCAACTAACTCACTAGCTTTGTAAACGTCAATAGTAAATTCATTTTGTTCAAATTTTTGTTTTATTTCTCCAAACTTTAGTTTTTTATTTTTAATAAACTTTAACCATTTTTCTTGAGCATGTTCCGGTATTAAATACTCACTTTTGTAATCAAATTTACCTTTAGGTAGTTGATATTCAAGTTCATCATCAACTAATTCTTCTAAGTTGCCTTTCATTAACTGATTAGCTAAATCATAAGCATTAAACATTTGTGCTTGTGTATTACTAAATACACTTAAACATAGTATCAATAATAGTTTTTTCATTTTCTTTATTATCTCCCGTAAAACGTATTATACATTGATTGCCAAAGACTGCGTTTAATTCTACTGATCTTCAAAGAGACTCTACTTCTTAAGCATCTAAATTCATACAGGTGTGGTTTCTCTCTCAAGCTTCTGTTGTAAGCTTTAACAGCTTTACCGAACTGCGCTTTATATTGATCGAATAGTAAGAAGAAGAATTGTCTTTGGTGCATGTTTTCAAAGATCCATTTACCGCCTTTATAAGTTGCAATGTGAGATTCCTGAGTACTTTCGTGTTTACTAAACACATGAAAGCAATCTAGTTCGGCTCTAAAAACGAGACATTCCGTCTCTGAAATTGAGTAAGAAAATGTATTTGTCATAACTTTTATTTGTTTCTTTTTAATCTATACTTAATATACGAAATTCCTGGCAGACTTCCAACTCCTACTATAAACAAAGTAAAAATATTTGGATGCCAGTGCTCTCCACACATTCCTAAAGTATGTTTAACTACCTCTAACATAATCTAAAGATACGAATTATAATTCAGAAAAGCAACTATTAGTAGATTTTACCTTCAGTACCTTTATTAAATTGATATATCTTTTCTTGTATGAGTTGTTTCTTCTTCCACTCAGAAAGATTCTTCTCGTTGTTTATTGCCTCTATTGCTTGCTCAAGTGGGGTGAGTTGAATTTCCGGTGGACCGGTATAAACTTCGTAAGGTTCTTTTTCTTCGTCTTCAATTTGCCAGTCCTCTTGTTCTAGTTTACTATTATAAGTTTCAACTGCCTGCTTTAAGTCTTCGTTCGGTTCTTCCCATTCCTCTATCTGATCTTGTAAATCATCATAAGCCTCAACAACGTTCCTCATATCTTCAACTTTTTCTTCTAAGGGATATTCCTTAGGTTGATCTTTGTGCTTGAAAGCAAAGTTGGCTGCAATAACTAAAGCAATAGCCAGTGGATCGAATACAAAAATAATAATAAGTAGAAACCAGTTAATGATTTTATCCATAGGATATCCGGTCAATCCAGAAAGATACTTTAAAGGTCCTAGTTCAGAAGATGCTGTTGAGTTTGTCTTAACCTGAAGTATCTTATTCTCAATCGAGAAGATTGAATCATTTACTATATCAAGTTTGCTAGAAAGTTTTTCATCTGATTTAGATGCTGATTCTATCTGCTTGTAACTTGCATTATTAGATCTGACTACTAGGTTCCCTCTGCTGTCTGTATATTGATTGGTGGAACTTTTAGACAAAGTGCCTCGTAATTCTGATAAGGATTGCTTTTCTTTCAGGAGATTGTCTCTTGTATCTTCAAATAATTTCTTCTTAGATTCTAAAGTAGCAATCTGCTGAGTGGTGATTTGATCCTTATTTGCAGTCTCTTGGTAAGCAGATGATAAGAATCCATAAATACCTGCTGAGGTTATTAAGATTAACACAAAGGCTGCAATAGTTAGATAGGTTCTTAGAACCTTATTCAGACTGTCCCAGTATTGGTATAGTAGTGATGCAATTACTAGCTTAGATACTTCTAAAGATCCTGCCATGATTCCGACTGCAAATGCTGCTCCGGCGAATAATTTCATTAAACCAGACACGGAATAAAAACCGGCAGAAGCAGAAACTGCTAAAGCTGATAATGCTATAATGTAAGGAAATAGTTTTTTACCCATAAGTTAAATATAGGAGGTGTAATAAAAAAAGGCAAGTTAATTCTTGCCTTCGTTTGTTTTATGTTGATCTATTTTTTTAAGTATTTCTGTGACTAATTCATTTTTAATGAACCCTGCATCGGCAGCATTCTTTAATGAACTTATAATCTGAAAGACTATTAACGGTAGTAAGATTGTCTCTGATAACCAGCCTGTGCCTTTGAAGCCTTGTTCTACCATTAATAGGACTGTTAAGGTTAAGATCCAGGCAACTAAAGTTTTTAATACTCTGATTGCTTTGTAGGTTTTAAAGCCTTCTCTTTTTATTCCTGCAATGATTCCAAAAAAACCATCCATAAAGATTACAGCAACGATTGCCAAATATTGGTCGGCATTATCCATAGCTAAATTTAAAAAGTAACTGCAGATGAAGGAAAGGGCTGCGGTAGTAGTGAGTATGGTGGTCTTCATTTTCATTGCTAGATTATCCTATAATGTCGTCTAGGTGATCAGGTACTCCATCTCCGTCAACATCTGCAATTTCACTATACCCTAATGCTTTCATAAAGTTAGCTACCCGGTCTTTTAAGTCTCCATCACTATCAGCAAACCAATCTTCTTTAATAACGTCATGGCTTAGTAAGACAGTTAGAGCTGTGTAGAGCATATCCACATCATCAACAAGGTAGATGTCTGGAGTATGGAAGTCTAGACTAAATGCATAGTCATCTATTTGAGGTATTTTCAATAGGTCATTTGTTTTACCTATTTTCTTTTCTGTAGGTACTTTACCTCCAAACTTATGAAAGTATTCACCAACGTAGATGTACCCTTGTTTTTCTTTTAATTGAAATTCGCTCATTATTTTAATAGATATATTCTGAATAAGATTTTTTAGTTGGGGTTATGTTTGGAAAATAATACTTTTCCATCAACTCACCATTTAGCCAAATGAATTTATAAAACCCGGTTGGAATCCAAGCACCTGTAGGAAGAATGTTCGGTTGTTTATATTCACAAACAATCTTAACTTTAATATTTCCGCTTGCTGCTAAGTCACGTTCGTGCATTTCTAAAATTCTCCAAACACCTCTATTTAGTCTTTCGTTTTGTAAAGTACAATTTAAATAACTAAATGTTTTTAATAGCATTTCTTTGGTGCAATTGAAATCAGCGGCGGGAGCCATATGCCCTTTGTCGTAAATATTATTTACATAGTCCTTGGCATCAGATGTTACATAACCCGGAACTGTGTAGAAATCCATTCCAGCTCTGCTTGCCTTCCCATCTGGGCATAATACTACGTATTCATTCCATAAAGGTTGTTGCTTAGTTTCGCTGTACATTGTTTTGAAAATACCAGCATTAACTAATACACTATCACGTTGAGCATAAACACCTACACTAATTAGACTGAGAATTAACAATGTTAATTTTTTCATTTTAATAAATTATAATATTCGTTGAAATGTTTAATTCTATCAGGTAAGCCAATTGTACCACCATTTACTCTTTTGGTAACTGCTGTTACTGTTCCTTGATCTGCTCCTTTATCACAAATGCTCCAAAGTTTATTCTTATCAAAGAACCATGCAGCAGACATCAAAGCATATTTGCCTGATATTAGATCTGGGTTAGCTAAAATATCTTCCGGAACTGTCTTATCAAATTGAGTATAGTTGTCTTTGCCAGTCAATTGAATGTAGCCTCTTCCTCTAAATTTAAATCCATCACCTGTAGCTTCTGCTCCATTACCCATTCTACCTCCGTAGACTTTGTTAGCAATCTTTTGAGGTTGGCGTGAATAAGATTCTGCTAAAGCAGGAGTAAAGTATTTTGGAAAAATACCTAATAAGCCTTTTGATGAATAGTTTAAATTTTCTGATGTAGCTTTAAATTGACCTGATTCATGTCCTGCCTGTGCAAGGAAGTGAGCTAAACGTAGAACGTTTGTAATATTAAATTTAGCTGCCGTATCAGGAATTGCTGCTATTACAGAATCGGGTATGTGACCTTTTAATTTATCAAGTTTAAATGAAGAAACTAGGATTGTGGTTAGAGCAGGAGTAGCTGTAGGTGCTGGAGTTGTCCCGAACATCTTATTCCATGTTCCGTCTCCTACTATACCATCGTCCAATAATCCATTTGCTCTTTGCCAAGTCTTAACTGCTTCTTCAGTTTTTGGTCCAAAATTACCAACCGGGTCTACTCCCAATTTAATTTGTAATTTTTTAACGTCTTCGTTGTTATCGCCTTTTTTTAGTAACATAATTAACCTTCGTTTTTTTCTTCGTCTGCTGGTTTCTTTTTATTAATCCACTTATCTACTGAAGCTATTCCGAATGATCCTAAAACTAGTACCATAAAGCCATCAAAGACAAGTTTGTTGATTACAAATTCTTTTCCAAAGTAGCCTGTGAGTACATCTACTAAGAAAGCAATGCATAACATTACGAATGCGATAAAGCCTACAACACTCTTTTCGTTGATTGTGTTGTTGTCGTCAAATAGTTGTGAGAAAAATTTTTTCATATTAGAATTGTTTTTTTGTTTTTACTAAAGCCTCCTGCAACGCTTTTGAAAAAGCTTTTCTGTTGAGTGGAACTTCCCCTTTTTCAACATCTAAAAACATAGTAAAAATGAAAGTCTTTCTTTCACCCTTACCCTTAAAACAACCTGAACCGATGCAAATGGTAGTTTCAACTATATAGTCTTTACGTAGCCATTGTAGTCCTATGATATTAATCATCCGCTGAGGTGAATAGATACTATCAATAGAAACCTGAATATCTAATCCTTGTCCGGAATCTACAGGGGTATAACCATCTTCTATTAGTAATTCTTCAACATTCTCTTTAACTCCAAATAATGGATCTCTGTCTCCTATTTTTTGAATATGTGTGTAGTTATGAACATGCACTTTTACAAAGGTGGTATCCTTTATAGGTGTTAAAGCAAACAATATTGGAGCCAGGATGTTAAGCATCCTTTATAAATATCAGTAAGTCACTTGTCCCGCAAAGCCTGGGGCAATTAAATAATAATTTAATGTTCCTCCTGTGTTTAGTGTAGGGGTTGTTATTGTAGTAACTCCTGGGTAGGTTGATCTTACATTAGATGTTGCTGCCTTGATTGCATTATATTCAGCAGTGGTAAAGAAGCTAGCATAAGGTACATTAACATTCCAGCCAGTAAATCTACCAGACTTTCTTCCAAACAAGTAGTATTCATCTGCAACATTTATCTTACCGTCATTATTTAAATCAAACACATGATAAGTCAATCCATTTCTAGTGGTCTTACCTAAGATATTATTAGCAACACCTAACCCATCTGTATTGGTTAACAATTGAACTAAGTTAGGTAAATCAAATTGAATATAATACTCTTTTGAAGGGTCGTAAGCTTCACTGAATGAATAATATCCGGAAGCGTTTGTATAAACTGTTTTATAGGAAGCCCAGGAAGAAGTAGTTACTAAATATTCAAATTCTAAAACATAAGGTAAATTTTGATTATTAGGTAAATCATTCCATTTCCCATTAGAAACAAACTGTACATAGTCTTCATTATTTGAGTTATTCGGTTCTCCATTATTCCAATTTTTATAAGAGTAAGTTTCTCCTGTTACCCATCTCCAAGTTCCTTCTGCCACTTCATCTGTTAATCCAATCCACCCTGAAGGCCATAAGTTATAAATAAAACTTTGTTCTGCTGATGAAGTAATTGTTACTAAATGACCTCCCATATTAGAACAGTTAGTTTTAGCAGTAGTCCAAACAGCTGTACCTGTAGAACGGTAATAAGAATGTCCGTTATAATTCTGCTGGTTTGTAAATCCGGTAATAGTTGAGTTAGTTCTTCTATATAATTTGACAGGAACATTAACAGCCCCGGTTCCATTAGCATTATAAACATAACCTGAGTAGTTAAATTGGCCTAATAAAGAATTAGTAAATAATAATATAATAGTAATCCACCTCATAGTTTTAATTTTGCTCCCATTAAGACTTGGTAATTAAGAATATCCTGTCCGGCAATATAAGTACCTCCTGCTGTTAATCCAAATCCAAATGTCTTTGTCATCTTATAAGTTAAGTTTAAGAAAGGAATAACAATAGGCTTTGATTTAAAAAGAGTCTCGGTATAGTATTTTTGGTAGGGAGAATAAATTCCAGCTGCTATTACTGTTGCATCAACTGCTTTACCAATCTTACCTTTATACATACAACCTACAATTGCAATAGTTGATATTAGTTCTTCACCGAACATCTGCCCGTATGTTCCTGCCACTCCATAAAGTGCTGTAAAATTCTTAAGGGAGTTCACTCTTACAAATAAGGCATTCCCGGTTGTAGATTGGGGCATCAACCCTAATCCGGCAGAGACTACATTTATATGTTTGTTTCCCTTTTGATTGGTGCCAATCCAAGATTTGATACCTGATATGTTTCCAATCTTGGCATTCATCATATAATCTGCAGAAAAGCCGATTGAGGCTGTACCGTCTCCTTTTACTCTTGTAAAGGACATAGTCGCTCTAGCATCCTGTGCCTTATCTGCTGCTGTCTGAATACCGACAATATCTCCTGTGATTAGGATTGCTGGTTTCTGAGTTTCAGTCTTAGCTTTTGAAGCTGCTTTAGCTGTTGCGTTTGATTGTGTTTTTTGAGTTTCGGTTTTTTGCTCCTCTACTTTTTGCTCATTAGGTTTTTCCGTCTCTGTTTTCTCCGACGTTGTACCTCCTTTACCTCCTGAACCGCTATTACTCCCATTACCAGAAGAAGAGGAAGAGCTGCTTGTTGAATTAGATCCACTACCTACCTGCCCTTCTTGTTTTGTTTCCGACGACCCTTGCCCGGACCCTTCACCATTACCACTGCTAGAACCAGAGGACCCACTGCTACCAGTAGCACCATCACCGCCTGAAGGATTATCTGTAGAATTTCCATCGGTTTTCTGTTCTTTAGCAGGTGAGCTTCCATTTTTATTAGATTTAGTTTGAACACTTCCTGAACCAGAAGATGTAGTTCCTCCTACATTGTTTCCAACTCCTCCGGATACTCCTGATGTTACTGAGGATAAATCCAGACTTACCAGGCTAGTAACATTGGTTATAATGTTAGAAACTTGGTTAGTAGAAGTTGTGGTTGTTGTAGTAGTTAATACACCTTGACATGGAGAAGTGGATTTATACTTATTATAAATATCATTTAACCAACTCTCAAAAAACCCATTGCTTAATTCAAGGTACGTAAATGCTTTTATTTGTCCGTAATATGAAATTACAATAGGTGCGGACATATCCGCGGTAATGAATTTAGTTTGACGTGTGCAGGGATCCACGTACGAGTAAAGAAAGGACTGCCCTTTTACAGACAGTCCAATCAATAAAAAAAAGAATAATATTTTAGTTTTTAAATACACCTGCTTTGATTAAGTTTTCAATTACTTTAGTTGTAGCAGTCTCTAAAGACTTTCTAGTTGCTTTACCTACTGTACTTTGAGAAAACTTCATATCAAGAGATTTCATGAATGATTCACCTGTTTTAGTTGCTTCACCTTCACCTGAACCGATGTAGATCTGCCCGGTCATTGCATCAACAAATCTTACTTGGAGACGAATAAACGTTGTAACCACAACTTTACCTTTTGCACCAGAGACAGACTCGTCCTCATCGACAGCAAAATCAGCCACAGAGACGTATACAAAGTAACGAGCAGCTTTAATTTTACCTTTTCCATCGATAGGTTCTTCAAATACTCCTTTTTTAGAAGCTTTGAATTGAGTAACCATTCGTTCTTTAATCTCTTGTTTTTCTTCTGTGAAAATAAATCTATTTGTTTCATCTAAATAATCTAGTACTGATTCAGCAAATCCTAATCCAACATTCTTCTCTTGTAAGCTGGGGTATAAAGCTAAGACTTTAGTTAAATCAACATTAATCACCTGAACTGTTTTCTTAACAGAGTCAGTGTAATTAGATACTGATGAAATGCTTTTAGTCTCAATTACATCCTTCTCGGTTGTAGTCTGCATAGAGCCACAACCAATCAAAATTACTAATAAGAAAGATATTAGAATATTTTTTACCATGGTGATTCTTCTTCTTTTGGTTTAGCAGGAGCAGCAGCAGGTGTAGATGCTGCAGCTGGAGCTGCTTTTTCCTTAATGATGATAGTGTTACCTCCTGAGGCTTGCTGCTTTTGCTGGTTCTCATTACTATTAGTAATATTGATAACCGGAGCTGGAGCAGTTACTGCTTGTGGAGTTGCGTCTTTTGGTTCTTCACCACCCCCTAAGTGAGTAGCAAACCATGCACCACCGGCAGTTACCGCAGTGGTAATAGCTCCGATGATGGCTTTTTTAATAGTAGATGAACTACCTTCTTCTTTTTCTTCTGACATAATTTTATCCTTCTATTGTACTTGATAATGATTGACCATCTTCTTCGTCAACTTTCTGAATTAGCATTTTATCTCTATCCTCAGAATTGAACCAGTAGTCAACTACTTTGTTTAAATTTCCTACAAATGCTCCTAATAAAATAAGTAGCATTTCTTTCCAGTCTTCTCCTATTCCCACCCCTAAAAACACAGCAGAGTTAATACCCACAATGATTAGAGTGAATAGACCCAATACAACAGCTGTGATCTTCCAGCGGTTATTCTGCATTTGCTGTAGCATGAAGTAGAAACGATTCTTATCATCTACTTGAACGAATTCGGATTTTATTCCGACTGCGTTCTTAATTGTTTCTTTTATTCCCATAATTTATTTGTTTATAAATATTTTGTTTGATTGGATTGTTGTATCAGTTTTAAAAGTTAGGATGTACATTCCATTCTGTAATTTATCTAAGTTAACTAAATACTTATAATCTCCCATAGGCATTTTAGCATTCAAAATATCTAATACTTTTCTACCAATCAAATCTGATACATCCACAATAACATCAGAGTCTGTTTGTACTTTAAAGCTAACGATTACCTCTCCTTTGTTTGGATTTGGGTAAATAAGTAACTGCTCAAGGCCTTTTACTGTTGTATTTTGTTTAATTTTCTTAACCTCCACAATACCCATTGATGGAGTTACATTCATGTCTCTAGCATCATTACCGCCTACAAACTTAGGTCCGGTCCAGATTGCAGCAGTTCCCCAATCAAGTTGTGGCTTTTTAGCTATAAACTGTAGAGTCATTACCTGTTCACCATCATTCAGTAAGTTATCGCCTTTTAAGTCTGCTGAACCAAATGCAATTACTCCCTTGTCTGGGTTGGTATAAGACATCCAATTCATCATTTTCTCAGTCAAATCAATTTTAGCAAATGTTAATAAGGCAGTATCATACTTTAATTCAAGTTGAAATGCACCTAATTTAACTCCTCCGGTTAAAACTTTAACAGGTACGTTAACTAAATTACCTTCATCGACTTTAATTTTTGGCATATTGATTTCGATAGTCTCAAATACGTTATCGTAAGCAACTGTGTTGTCAATAATATAATCTTTAGCATTTACAGGGTTGGTAATTTTGATAGGAGTCAAACGAGCCATTTTGAATCCTGTTCCGTTTGCATCACCTTTAACGTTCACATAATAGGTGATTGAATCTTTACCGTCAATAGAGTAGTATAGGTTAGTTAAACCAGCGATTGTGCTTGTGTAGTTAGTACCTGATCCGTTAATTGTATTATATTCTGATACTGTAAAGAATTTAACATCGTTTTGTGAATTAGGCCAAGAAGTAAATCTACCTGCTAATCTTCCATAAACTGAATAAACGTCTGCTATTGTAATATTACCATCTGCTCCGTTTACATCCATTGAGTAGTAATCAAAGCCACTAACTGTGTATTGACCTAATACTGCTTGGTTAATCTTCTGTGCATCAGCAGTTGAGAATACAGATCCAGGAGTCATTGTATCTCCTTTGATTGCCATTCTTACATCCCAGTAAGTTGTATCAATGTTTTTGTAGAATACTACAACACCTGAATTGTTTGTCTTTTGAGTTAATACTGTAGTCCAAGATCCTGTTGGTGATTTCTTTTCTAAGCTAACCCATAAGTTTTTAGCATTAGTTCCAGTAGTGTTAATAAATTTACCAGCAAATCTAAGCATCTTTTGGTTGAAACGACCACCATAAGAGTAAACAGTCAGAGTAGTATCGTTACCCATATTAGTTGAAGCAACGTTAGGGAATGAATTTACACCTGATACTTTTAATGATTTAACAGAATCTAAAGCATTCCAAGCAGCTTCAGTAACGTGATTGAAAGTCAAATCAAATGTAGCTCCGTTAGCATAATTAAAAGATGAATTAGTGCCTGTGTAAACAACAGTTACTGTTAAATTACCATTTGTATTATCATCGACATACTGTAGGTACTGGTCTGTAGCAGAAATTTTTAAAGAAGGAACTACTGAAGCAAAAGCTGCTTTATCGTAGAATACTCTAAATTGCATACCTGTGATTTTCTTACCTGTAGAGGTATTGTGAAAATACAAAGGAGCAACAGTCTTACCAACTGTGTTTGTTGCTACTTGATAGCCGGAGTCAATAACTACCCAATGTCCGGTTCCAGGTGAGGTAGCTGCCTTTTGTGCAAATGCTCCAACAGCCGCAATGGCCATTAAAAGCAGAAGTGTTATTTTTTTCATTTTATGTTCCAAACTTTTACTTGTTCTTTTGTGTAGGCTAGAAGGTCTGGCTCTACATTAGGCAACAATTTTAAAAACTTTAATTCATGAACATAACAAAGATACTCCTCTTCCCCGCCTCTGATATCAGGACCGTACTTAAGGATTTTTAAATGATAACTCTCGTGTACTAAGGCTGCAGCTAGATTATTAATTGAATTAAGCTTGATGTCCTTAGAGGATATTACTATAATACCCTTCCCTTCCACTAGGTTATTTGATGAATAATCTTCATTCCAAAATTGCACTTCCTGTACCACATCTTTAAAGATTGCGTAATGGTAAGGGGCTGCTTTTTTAATAAGGTTAATAGCTGAATAAATAATTGAATCCCAACCATCACCTGCTTTATGAACATTAATTTGTGAAAACAGATTAAACGGTAGTAAAAACAATAGAAGAAACAACTTTTTCATCTACTATAAATATAAAAAAGCCCAGCATTACCCAGGCTCTTTTTAAACTATTTTTAATTATTTTCTCAACGTACCTCACACGCGCCAGATGCACAAGCAGCTTCTCCTGCTAAATCAGTCATATCCTCCATCTCAACTACCTTAGTTAAATCAAGATTTGTTAAAGTTTGCATTAGTTCATCATACTCTTCCTTAGTACAATCAGTAAATGGAGCTTGCTTGTAAGTGTGTCCGGAATAATTTAAAACTGAAAGTCCGTTATAGAATTTTCTGTTCTCCCACATCCATTCACCAACTGCTTCCCACTCCTCATCTTTGATAGAGACTGTAGCAGAAACGTTGTGACTATTATTTCCTTTTCTATGACCAGGCTTGATCCATTCCTTAGTTACTTGTTTTACTCTTTCTAAAAGATCAAAAGGAGATTCTGTTCTTAGGATTGCTCCTTCTGGTGCCTTTTGAGGTATTGCAAGTATTGCAGTATCGTGAGGACGTAGCACACAATCTTCTAGTAGTTCTGGATGATAGATGCTTAAGTAAGTGTAGATTGCTTCATTCTTCCCTATTCTCATTCTTCTTACGTAGTAGTCGTTATGCCAGGCATGAATTCCACTAGAGGTTCCAAGTGTTAATGAGGTTGTACCTGCAGGCTTAACCGTAGTACATCTTGCGGCACAGTTAATTCCTAGAATCTTAGCAACCCTTTCATTTTCTAATTTTACTAATTCAGCAGCTTCTTCCATATCATACTTCAAGATTGCTCCTGAACCGATACCGGTCATCGATACTCCGATCAAAGCTTCTTTCTCAGTAGTGCGTTTCCAAACTTCTCTTAAGTAATGGAAATCAGAATAACCAGCCTGCAAAGTTCCAATTAAAGATGCTGCCTTTACTCTGTTATTTAAATCTTCTTGAGATTCAATATCAGAAACATTTACCTCACATAAGTTACAAAATTGGAAAGGACGTAGAGCAATCTCACAGCAAGGATTAGTTCCCCACTCTAAATTATTAGTAAAGTAGATCCCTGGTTCTCCTGCTCCTGATGCTTCGATTCTTTTCCAGATATCTAAGAATTGTTCTTTCTCGGTAGTTGATCTTAATAAAACAGCTGAGTTATTAGCTCTTCCGCGTTGAGGATTTAATTCCCACCAGTCGCCAGACTTACAAGCAATCATCTCATCATCGTCAGCAGAGAATAAAGAGATCAAAGCTGCTCTTCTAATACCGCCTGCCAATACTGCATCAGCAATATGACAAACCATATCATGAACTTCGATAGTAGTTAACCGCTCTCCGTCTTTTTTTGCTTCAAGCATACCCTGTAACTTAGTAAGACATTCTCTCAAAGGAGCTGGGCCTGGAGCTTTACCGCCTGCAGTAACTAATCTTGCACCTTTTGGTCTGATGTCTGAGAAATCAAAGTGGATTGTTGAAGTTCCTCTAAAATAGGATTTCATTAGTACTTTAACTGCATCAGCCCATCCTTCAATTGAATCTCCGATCAAGTACCTCTTTAATCTGTTTATGTTTGGTTTTCTAATCTCAGGTAATTTTTCGATATGATCATACTGAACTGAGTAACCTACTCCGGTTCCTCCTAAAAGTAAGAACATTACTTCACCAAATGCTCTCCAAT